GAAGCCTTTTCTGCAGTTTCAAGAACTCAAAACTTCATTTTGCTTTAGGGCGAGAGGGAGGGGAAGGCAGAAGGAGAGGCCTCAAGGCGCGGCATACAGTGAAGCAGAGAGCCATGGCTACTATATGTAGCTTAGAGAGGCTCGGGCCCCTCCTCAGGCCCTCGCGCTTCATCTCCGAGGCTTTATATACTGAATAATGAGGTGGAGAGGGACCTGGGTTTAGAATATAGGCTGAAAAAGAAATATTTTGGTTTTTGGCTTAAGGTGAAAACAGATCATTTTGAAAATGGGGAGTTTTCATTTTTTCTCTTTTTTCTACATGCACCGAAAAAGAAATGTTTTCGATTTTAAACTATTTTCATTTTTTCATAGCCGGCGAAAAAAGATCGTTTTCGATTTTAAGGCGTTTTCATTTTTGGCTTCTGAAAATAAAGTGTTTTCATTCTAGGGCCAAAGCCAAAAGAAAATGTTTTCACCCCGCGACCGGAAGTCAAAACAATCTGTTTTCAGCCTAGGGCTTAGGAGGACCAGTCTCCCTCTCCTGTCTGGCTTCCCCTTAAGGCCCTCTCCAAAAATTTACAAAATGTTTACAATTTCCCGGGGCCAAAGGGAGGGAAGCCAGACAGGTCTAGCCTAAGGCCCAGAACTTTGTGTGGCTCAAAATTTCTAGCCAAATTCGCACGAAGTCGAGAGGGGCTAATACTTGGTAGCCTAAAAAAGAAAACTCGCCTGAGGGCCTTTAAACGGCCTCTGGAGCGAGTCCTTGCTTTTATTCAAGACTGATAAATTTTTAACAATTTGGCTCAATAAAAAAATTTAATTACTGACCTCCGTGGCCGGAAATTAAATTAAATAAAATTAAATAATTTATATAAAATTGTTAATCTATGGTTGTGCATATTGTATAATATAATAGAGACTGCGAGTTCTCTGGATTGTTCATTTTCAATTATTTCTTTCTATGCTCCCTGCCTTCCTTGACCTCGTAAGAGGGAGAGGGGGTTGGGGGAGAGGGTATTACTTCCGGCTCCAGCCGGAAGTTAAGTCCAACTGAAAAACAAGTAAACTGAAAATGAACTGTTTTCAGAAGTCGTCAGACTTCTGAGTAGTAGGCTGAACTCACATTTTTATTATACAGCATTTTGAAGCATTTTCAAAAGCCCAAAATATATATTCTATATAAATATTTTAAGTATATATTTTAAAGCTTTAATATATAGCTTTAAGCTTAAAGCTATTATATATAGCTTCAGATCTGAATGCGCACGCGCGAGCTAATTATTTTTAGAGAAAATTATTTTTAGGAGATTTACATATAATGGATTCCAATATTGAAAAAATTAAGCAATTTATAAAGTGCCCACATTGCGGATATGAATATTTACCTTGTGAGATTATGATGCCGGGTGATTTTCTAGGTAAGCCGGAAGACATGCCTTTGAGAGATGCTTTAGGAAAGATTCTTCATCACTCTTATTCTGAGGATCCTTGCCAGACAGAAAGTTATATCTGCGACGGTTGTGGAAAGCAGTTTATAGTTGAGGTTTCAGTAAGTTATAAAGCAAAGAAGGAGCAGGAAGAATTAGACTTTACTAATACTTCAGTTTCATTGTTCGATGATTAACATAAGAGAAAGCCAGCCACCAAGAAAACTCAGTGGCCTCAGTTCCTTTCTCATTACCTTCCAGTATAATCCTGCGATAGTGGATACAATGAAGACTCTTGCTATGGCTGTGTACCACAAGAAGGATTACACTTGGGAAATTCCAGCAGACGAACTTGGAGAAGCTTTAGACAAACTCACGTTCTATGATGAAATCCAGCTTCAGCTAATTCCAGAAAAGCAGGATTTCAAAACAGATCGTTTTCAACTTACCGAATCTGAGGTACTGAGTTTTAAGTTCAAACCTTTCCAACATCAGATTGAGGGGGTTAACTTCGGTCTAGATCCGGAAAGACCTAAATGGCTTCTTCTAGATTCTATGGGTCTAGGTAAGACAAATGAGATTATCATGTATGCTGAGATCCTCAAGGCGAGAGGGTTGATAGATCATTGCATGATCATCTGCGGTGTAGATTCCTTGAGACAGAACTGGAAAGCCGAGATTAAGAAGTTTTCAAATGAGTCCTGTATTGTCCTAGGTGAGAAGATTTCAAAACATGGCAGAATCAGTTATGAGTCTGTTAAGAAGAGAGCCGAGATCCTCATGAATCCAATAGAGGAATTCTTTGTTATAGTTAATGCGGCTACTCTCCGGTCAGATGAGTTCGTCGAAGCTTTCAAGAAGAGCTCTAATAAGTTCGGACTTATCGCAGTCGATGAGGTTCATAAGTTCGCTACTAAGACTTCAGCTCAGGGCGGAAACCTTCTCAAGCTCGGTGCAGATTACAAAGTTGCTGCCACCGGTACTTTGCTGATTAACTCTCCCCTCTCCTGTTACATGCCTCTTGCTTGGACTGAGAATGACCAAGCTACTCTCACTAACTTCAAAGCTCAGTACTGTGAGTATGGCGGTTTCGGAGATAAGCAAGTTGTTGGATACAAGAACCTGGAAACTCTGAGAGAAGAACTCGGAGCCTGTTCTATTCGCAGAACCCTGGATCAGGTAAGATCAGACATGCCTCCTAAGACCATTACTTATGAGTTGGTAGAGATGAGTGATGAGCACCGGAAGTTTTATGAGGCTATCAAGGAAGGCGTAAAGGAAGAAGCCGATCGAGTCGAACTTAAAGCCGGTAACTTACTCGCGCTCACAACCCGCCTGAGACAGGCGACTGCTTGCCCTGGTATCCTAACTTCTCAACCTATACTTTCTTCTAAGATAGAAAGATGTGTAGACATAGTGAGAGACCTAGTGGGAGAGGGCGAGAAGGTAGTAATCCTGAGTACGTTTAAAGAACCGGTATATGAATTAGCGAAACTTCTCGAGGACCTAGGTCCGACGGTTAATACTGGAGATCAGGATGACTCTGAGGTAAGAAGAAATATGGATGCTTTCCAGTCAGACCCAAAACAGTTCGTTTTCATTGGGACTCATGGTAAGTGTGGAACCGGCTGGACCTTAAATGCAGCGAGTTACATGATCTGTCTTGATTCTCCCTGGACCTGGAGTTCCCTCTCGCAGTCTGCTGACCGTATATGGAGAGTTACTAATACCAGACCTGCTATTATCAAGATCCTAGGTTGTCCGGATACTATAGATGACCGAGTGTGGGATGTAGTGGAAGCTAAGAAAGATCTTGCGGACTATGTAATAGATGGTAAGGAGAATGAGCTTTCCATTTCACTACAAAATGAAATGAGAAAAATTCTTAGGGAGCTTTGACATGAGTAAATCCAAAATAGAACAACTTCAAAATTCTGGAATTGTTGTGGATGAGCTTGAGTATAGAGGACAAACTTTAAAGTTTTATGAAGATCTTTCTGGAAGACAGCTAGTTACTATCTGGAAAGATCTTCTTTTTGAATTCGGCCGCGATAACATGTCTTATCGGGAAGATGCTAAACTTTTAGTAGATGAATACCTGGATACCATAACTCGATTTCGAGATATCCCGGAATTTTATGGTTCCAAATTAGAGTATTTCCAAAATGGCTCGTTTTCAGATATTCGATTAATCCACAAAGGCAGGGTGATTAAACTCTACCTTTGTAAATCCTCAACTCGAGATCCAGCCCTAGAGGCTAAAATACAAAAAGATGCAATTCAAACTTTACGTACTTATATTTACTGCTAAATTATATGATTAATTTGGTGATTTGGAGATAAATCATTTTAATTAGATATAGTTTAAAAGGAGAATGGATATGGATAAGTTTGAAGATATGGTTGAAGACCTTGAGCTCAATGAAGACATGGTTGAGTGTAAGGAATGCTTTGACCTATTTCCCAAGGCAGATGGTGTTAAACTGGAGGTAGGTTATATTTGTCCAACCTGCCAAAGAAAAGTGGATACAGATGAAATGGCAAAAACTTGGACCAGAGTTACTGAAGCCCCTGAGTTTAAGCTCGACCAGTTTGCTTTGACTAATGATCTTTATACTCAAGAGTTTCCAGATGTAACTGAGTATGCCCCAGATACTACAAAGGACTGGGAGAGTGAGCCTACTGTAATGGATGCTCTCGACACTCTTATTAAGGATGAGTATGATGCTATCGATGCATATGAGGCAGCTGATGAAACTATTCAGCACCTACCTATGGATGAGGATGAGAAGGATGATATCCTCGATACTATAGATCATATCAAGGAAGAGGAAGAAGAACACATCGATGAACTCAAGGATCTTGCTGGCGAAGATCAGGAAGAAGATCAGGAAGAAGATGAGGGCAAAGATGAAGACAAAGATGAAGACAAAGGCGAAGAGGACGAGAAAGAAATTGAAGAGTCTGCGGATAAGCAGATCTTAGTAGAGTCTGTTAATCTTCCTACCTGGGTTGGCTATACTGACAACGGTGAGTTTGTAGGCGCTGTGAGAGCTGCTACCGAAGAAGAAGCTTATGAGCGTCTTGAGCGTGAGTACGCTTGTGAGTGGGTTCCTATGGGTTACGAGCCTGATGAACTTTTGGTAGAGCTCTCAGGTGAAGATGAAGTATTCGATGAGACCGAGTACCTTACCGAGGCTGAGGCCGGTTTTTTTAAGAAGACCCTCAATAAACTTGGAAACAAGGCAAAGCAGGTAGTTAATAAGGCTACTAAAGCTACAATTAATATTAATGAGATTTTTTCTGAAGGTTATTATATCCATATTGTCGGACCTAAAAAAGAAGATATCGTGGATGCCAATGGTAAACCTTGTCAGAACCAACGTGCACAAACTCTAGACTCTGCGGAGAAGATTGCTAAAGGCCATTCAGTTAGATTTAATAATGCTAATGTTGAGATTATAGCAATTAAAGAAGGAGTTACTATTAGTGATCCTCAGATTAAGAAGCTTGTTGATAAATATGGTTGGAAGCTAGAAGTTTATGTTAATGGTAAGGCTACTACTACTTCCGGTCGTGATGATATTAATAAGAGAATCAAGGAACTTGTAATTGCAAATCAAAATAGCGCAGAAGCTGGTGAGACCTTTACTCCTATTGATGAGGTAAAAGAAGAGCTTAAGAAAGAGCTTGGTAAGATTATTCCTCCCGCCGGATATACTGAGGAGTCTTATGCTAAGTATAAGGAAGCTTGGGATGCAATCATTGAGGAAATCGATGCTGCTGGGGAAGCTGCTGAACTCGAAGACTTTGATGTAGCCGGTAAGAAAGAAGCAGCAGAAAACCTTCTTGAGAAAAAAGACGGTGGCTTAGATGATGATGGAGATGAAGATGATGCAGCTAAGAAACTAGAAGAAGCTAGAGCTGAATGTCTGGCTATTCTCGGTGAGAAGATTAAAC